TTTCGTGCTACACTATCAGCAGTTCACACCCCGAACCGATCATGGCAATCTTCTCTCAGTGCTCCGACCTGGAAACCCGTCAGACCATGTGGGTTAAGCGCAAGACTGATGACGGTCCTCAGAACCGCTACGCTGGCGTGATCACGCCAGCAGAGGCGTGGTGGTGGGCAGGGTGCCATGCCGACTGCTACGCTTCGGACGTGGTGGCACCCCAGTGGGAGGGGTGACCCCCCATCCTAGCACACGGGCACTGGGTTCGTGGGGCGCAGTGCCCCCGCCGCCGCCCCCGTGCGGTCGCGGCGCGTGATGGGGGGTTGTTATAAAAACCCCTAACTACCCTAACCTACAAAGTGTTACGGACGCGAGAGAAATATCAGACTCATTAAACATCGAAAATCAAAAAATTTTTCCCCAATAAAAAGTTCTCATAAGGTTGATATATAATCTAAAATTATATTCGTGCGAATGAGAAAAAAATCCGGAGAAGAAAAACGCCCCATAGAAGTCGATCCGATCAGTGGGGAGTATTCGATTAAACTGCCAGAGTGGATGGTCAATGAGCTTTCGTGGTACGAGGATACTGAGATTACGTTTACCTTAGAGGGTAGTGAACTCATACTTTCAGAAACAGAATGAAAAAATATGATATCTATGTAAAAGATAGATGTATCTTTCATTCAGTAACTGAAAGTGAATTCAAAACGACTTGGAGTACTTTGAACATTATGGTCGGAATTATGAAGACTGAATACTGTTCAGAGGACCTTCATTACAAAGAAGTGGATCATTGACAACCACTACATAATACTGTATGATATGATTGAAAATTAATCAAGTTATGACAAAAGGATTTACTGTAAAGGCAAAGAGTCCAGTAGTCACCAAAGAATCTGAATGGGACTACGACAAGGCAAGGGAAATGGTACGTGGAAAGACAATTGTATTTTGTCTTCCTGGACGTGGTGTTTCCTATACATATCTGAAAAACTTTGTTCAACTTTGTTTTGATCTTGTACAAGCAGGTGCAAGTATTCAGATCTCACAAGATTATAGTTCAATGGTGAACTTTGCACGTTGTAAGTGTCTAGGTGCAAATGTTCTACGTGGTCCTGATCAAAAGCCTTGGGATGGAAAACTGAATTATGATTGGCAACTGTGGATTGATAGTGATATCGTCTTTAACAGTGAAAAGTTCTGGCAACTGGTTCTGATGGATCAAGACATTGCTGCTGGTTGGTATTGTACCGAAGATGGTATGACCACCTCAGTTGCACACTGGTTGGACGAAGATGATTTCAGAGGTAATGGTGGTGTTATGAATCACGAAACTCTGGAAAGCATTCAGAAGCGTCGGAAACCATTTACTGTTGATTACACTGGATTTGGTTGGGTTTTGATTAAGAACGGTGTGTTTGAACATTCTGAAATGAAGTATCCTTGGTTCGCACCGAAGATGCAGGTCTTTGAATCTGGTGAAGTTCAGGACATGTGTGGAGAGGACGTATCCTTCTGTTTGGATGCAAAAGAAGCAGGATTTGAAATCTGGTGTGATCCTCGCATTCGCGTCGGTCACGAGAAGTCACGTATTATCTAAGATGGCACAAGAGCGGTATAATATTCTATGTAACGGTCGGAAAATTTATCAAAACCTTACAGAGGAAGAATACTTCGACACTATGGAGGATCTGTCTGAACAGTTTTATGAGACAGGTTCTCCAAACCCAAGCGAACTTGAAACTGAAATTTATTTGGAGAATTAATCAATGGCTGCAAAATCCAGTGGTGGTCTGAACAAAAGAACTTCTTATATTCCTGGACCTCCCAAAAAGTCTCGCCAAGGCGATGGCATGGGAACCAAATATGCCGCGTCTTCTCGCAATGGAGCGCGTAAAAAGTATAGAGGACAAGGTAAAGGATGAGTTACTTCCTAGATGTCAACGATGAATGGAATCAAATACATCCAAAAGACATCTGGGCATATAATAAACTGTCATTAAGTCGGTTATTGGGTTATACTTGTGGTCCTACTGGAACCACAGTTCCCAAAACCGACTTTTATATTGTTCGACCCTGTATCAATTTGCTTGGTATGGGGCGTTTTGCTCGTAAGGAATGGATTGAAAAGGAAACAGAACACTTTCATCCTGCGGAGTTTTGGTGTGAAATCTTTCAAGGACCACATTTAAGTGTTGATTTTTATGAGAAGAAGTCAAAACTGGTTGTTTTGGGTGAAAAAAATGCCGATGATCCCCTGTACAAGTGGGCAAAATGGACAAAACTTGATGTTGAAGTAGAATTTCCATCAATTTTGAATGATTTGGTTGGTAACTATGAATGGATTAACTGCGAAATGATTGGAAATCACGTGATTGAAGTACAATTTCGTCAAAATCCAGATTTTCGGTACGGAAACACAGTTGCAATACCTGTTTGGAATAATGAAAAAGTTGAAAACATGACTTATATTGAAGACAAAGAGTATGATACGTATCACAGAAAGGGTTTTTGGGTCAAATAAATAAATTTTTTAATCAAACTGAGTTGAAACAATATTCGATGGGCAAGCACCTGCTCCTAGAGGTGTATGATGTTGATTTTGAAGCGATTAATGATGTAGAATCGCTTCAAAATGCAATGATTAGAGGCATTAATCGTGCCAAAATGACGATTTTGAACACATTTTCACACTGTTTTGTGCCACAAGGATGTACAGTCGTCATTGCACTAGCAGAAAGTCACGTTTCTTGCCATACTTGGCCTGAAAATGGGTGTTTGGCAGTAGATGTATACACTTGTGGAGAGGGAAATCCACGTCTTATTGCCTTAGAAATTCTAAAATACCTCAATTCTGACTCATATTCTCTGCGTGAAGTCGATCGTTAAATAGACATAAGGAGATAGCAACCTCCTTTATAAAAGTTCTGTTTTATTCATTAAAACAGGAGCTAAAATGTCTAATTTACCAGTCGATAGAGACTCAAACTACATGTATCAGATGTGGGGAACCACTAAACTTGTGAGTGATTATGATGGTTTTGAGCAAAAAAGAGTCATTCAAGAGGTGATGCATGATCTTGCACCAAAACATGACTTAAAAAAACAAGAAGAATTACATGAAAAGATTCGTAATGACGAAGATTATGATGATTGGGAGTATGGAACAGAACCAACATATGGAATTCCTTGGAAATGACGAATAAATAATCTGAGAAAATCTATACATCAATGGAAGTCACACGAATATCAAGAGGATATAAAGATATTAGCTTATCTTTTGATCCACATCCTGTGACAAAAGATTTACCTATTCTGGTAAATGAGCGAGCGATCACAAGATCTGTTCGTAATTTAGTGGAAACTAATCTGACGGAAAGATTTTACAATCCATATATTGGATCTAATGTACGCAGATTGTTATTTGAGTACGTTGACTATGGTACAGCATCTGCAATTGAAGATCAAATTATAACTTCCATTGAAAACTTTGAACCAAGAGTTACTAATGTCAAGGTCGAGGTAGAACCAAGACCTGACGACAACTCATTTGAAGTGGCAGTCTTTTTTGATATTATTGGAGAAACTTTAAGACAACAATTTTCATTCTTATTAGAGGCAACAAGATAAAATGCCTTTTACACAGTTTACGAACCTAGATTTCGATCAAATCAAATCTCAGATCAAGAATTATCTCCGTGCAAATTCAAATTTCACGGATTTTGATTTTGAGGGATCAAATTTTTCTGTGCTGATTGATACATTAGCATATAACACTTACATTACAGCGTTCAACTCTAATATGATTGTGAACGAATCCTTTTTGGATTCGGCAGTTTTAAGAGAAAATGTTGTATCCTTAGCAAGAAATATTGGTTACGTACCTCGTTCCAGAAGCGCCGCTAGGGCGGCGATTACCTTCAATGTGGAAACAGATACCACAAGTCCCTTTCTCACTCTACAAGCGGGTCTGGTGTGTGTTGGAGCGTTTAATGACACATCATATAGGTTCTCAATTTCGGAAGATATAACAACAACTGTTAAAGATGGTGTTGCAAGATTTGGATCATCCTCTTCACCAATTTTAGTCTATCAGGGAACATATCTTACAAAACAATGGATCGTTAACAATTCACAAGATCAAAGATTTATTCTTGAAAATTCTTGAATTGATACTTCTAAAATTGTTGTATATGTAAAAGGTATTAATGATAGTGGACTTGGAAGAGAATATTTTAAAGTAGATAATATTCTAAACATTAATAAAAATTCAGAAATTTATTTGATTCAAGAAGTTCAAGATGAAAAATATGAACTTCTTTTTGGCGATGGATATTTTGGCAAAAAACTTGAAAACAATGCAATAGTCACAGCAAGATATATTGTAACAGAAGGTACGGAAGGAAATGGTCCAACCAACTTTGCTTTCCAAGGTAGTTTTGTTGATGCATCTAATTTAAGAGTAATTCCATCAAGAAGAATTACTATTAATACTATTGATAGAGCTAGAAATGGTGGAGATGTTGAACCAGTTTCATCTATAAAATATTTCGCACCTAGATTATATTCTGCCCAGTACAGAGCTGTTACTGCAAGAGATTATGAGGCAATTATTCAATCAGTGTATCCAAATACAGAATCTGTTGCAGTTGTTGGTGGAGAAGAATTAAGTCCTCCAGAATTTGGAACAGTTCAGATTAGTATTAAACCAAAAAATGGTACGTATGTTTCAGATTTTGACAAACAAAATATTCTTTCAAAATTAAAGCAATATTCGATTTCGGGAATTAATCAAAAAATAATTGATCTTAAAATTCTCTATGTTGAAATTGATAGTTCAGTTTACTACAATGCAAATCAGGTATCGAATGTTGATGAACTAAAAACTCTTGTTATTAACACACTATCAGACTACTCTAAGAATGTTGATATCAATAGATTTGGTGGAAGATTTAAGTATAGTAAAGTACTTCAATTAATTGATAGAGTTGATTCTGCAATTACTTCTAATATTACAAAAGTTAAAATTAGAAGAGATATGAAAGCTCTTGTGAATCAATTTGCACAATATGAGTTGTGCTTTGGTAATCGTTTCCGCATCAATCCACAGGGATATAATATAAAGAGTACAGGATTTACTATACAAGGATCTGATAATATTGTTTATCTTACAGATGTTCCCAATAAAGATGCAAGTGGCAATTTGGATGGAAGTGGTAAAGGTATTTTGGCAGTAATTCGTCAAACCGACAGAGGACAAAATCAGGTTGTTTTAAAATCAATCGGAACTGTCGATTATACTAATGGTGAAATATTAGTAAACACAATTAATATCACTTCAACAGTTGCAGAAAATGAACTTATTGAAGTTCAGGCTTTCCCAGATTCAAATGATGTAATTGGATTGAAAGATTTATATCTGAGTTTTAGCGTTTCTAGTAGCAAGATAAATATGCTTAAGGATGTTATTGCCTCCGGAGAAGATATCTCTGGGGTTACTTTTACAAGAGATTATTACACTTCAAGTTATTCCAACGGAGACATCGAGAGGAAATAAAATATGTCGAATTTTGAGAAGAGAGTACAAATCAATAAAATTATTGAGAGTCAACTTCCAGAATTTTTAGTTTCTGATTTTCCAAAAGCAGTAGAATTTCTAAAACAATACTATATTTCTGAGGAATTTCAGGGTGGTAATGTAGATATTGCTGATAATTTAGATCAGTATTTAAAACTTGATAATCTAGTTCCAGAAGTCATTGTAGGACAAACAAGATTAACATCTGATATTTCAGCATCTGCTGGAATTGTTACTGTCACATCAACGAAAGGATTTCCATCAGAGTATGGATTGTTAAAAATTGATAATGAAATTATTACTTATACTGGAATAACAACAAATACATTTACTGGTTGTATTCGTGGTTTTAGTGGAGTTACTGGATATAACTACTTGTCCAAATTTGATTTGGATGAGGAATCGAGTAAGCAGTCTTTGGTGTTCGAAGATACCGATTCTTCAATCCATACATCTGGTTCCACTGTTAAAAATTTAAGTGTTCTCTTCTTACAAGAATTTTATAAGAAATTAAAATATACATTTACTCCTGGGTTAGAAAATACAGATTTTGTTTCCGACTTAGATGTAGGAAACTTCATTAAACACGCTAGGGATCTATATCAGTCCAAAGGAACAGAAGAATCTGTTAAAATTCTTTTCAAAGTTTTATACGGAGTAGATGCTCAAGTAATTGATTTAGAAAGTAGATTAATTAAACCATCGTCTGCAAACTATGTTCGCAGAGAAGTAGTTACTGCTGAAAATATATCTGGAGATCCATTACAACTGGAAGGGCAAACTATATTTAAATCAACTGACCCAAATACAAACGCATCGGTCTCAAATGTTGAAATTTTTACAAGAGATACTAAAACTTTCTATAAATTAGAACTTTTTATTGGATACGATGAAAGAGATTTAATTGAAGGAATTTTTACTGTTCCCGGAAAAACAAGAGTACTTGAAGATGTTCCTGTTGATTCTTCTGTAATTTCTGTCGATTCAACTATTGGGTTTCCAGAGTCTGGAATTTTAAATCTAATATCTGGTGGAAACACCATAAAATATACTTCAAAATCAATCAATCAGTTTTTTGGATGTTCAGGTGTTAACCTTGAAATTCCACTTGGTTCTGATATCAGATCTGATGAAACAATTTATGGTTATGAAAAAGGAGACACAAGTAAAAGAGTTGATCTAAGAATTACTGGTGTAATTTCTGATTTTATGGAGCTGGATAACAGCGCCTTAATAGAAGAGGGTGAAGAAATTACAGTAAAAAATCTTGGAGAAATAATCGAAAATCCTCCAAACAGTGAGAAAACATATAAAGAGATATTTGCAAATACTTGGATTTATAATACAAGCACTAGATATCAAGTAAGATCAATAACGGGATCAACATTTACTTTATACAGTAGAATTGATAAGTCTAGCCTTAAAGTTGGCGATACTGTTGATATTTTAGTTTCTTATAGCAATACGATTGTTTTCCAGAACGCCACAGTAACCGATATTAATAGTGAACTCAGACAAATTGTTTTAAGTGGAATAACAGGATTTACACCAAATCCACTAGTGGAATATGATATAAGAAGAAAAATAAAAAAATCTAGTAGTTTAAATGTAAACATTGTAGGTGGGAATAATTCTTATATTTCTAATGTATTAAATGTATATACAGATAAAGACTATGGATATGTTGCATCAAACTCACTACCGTCATATGAAATTATTGATGAATTGGTAGAATCTTTAATCCCAAATGGATCTGAAAGTTACCTTAGAGGTAGAAATGAAAATCTTAAATCATATACTAGCATAAGTTTTCCAACAGATGTTAGATTTATTGATGGTGATATTGTAGTATATAATTCGTCTAACCCACTGAGAGGTTTATCTAATGGATCAAAATATTATGTAAAATTAATTGCTAGTAATGAGATAAGACTATATGAATCAAAAGCATTATTGAACGTAACAAACTTAACTGATAGGGATGGAAATCCTATACTGCCTTACTTGGCTTTTGGTAACATAGATTCTCCAAATAATTCATCTCATAGATTTACACTAGTAAAACACGAAAACAGAAATATATCTCCAAATAAAATACTGAGAAAGTTTCCACTAAGTGTAGTGGAAATTAATCCTACCGAAAAGGTAAAGAGATCCGTAGATACAATATCAGGCGGGATAGGAATATTAATTGATGGTGTAGAAATTACTAATCCAGAGTCTACCGATAAAATTTATTATGGACCATTGCAAGAATTTGATGTTCTAAATGGTGGAAATAATTATGATGTTATTAATCCACCAAAAATCATTATATCTACCGGTGCTGGAACTACTGCTTTAGTTGAACCAATAATCACAGGTAGTGTTAAAGATGTTTATGTGGATCCCCAAGATTTTGATGTCAGTAAAGTTCTTTCATTAACATTAACTGGTGGAAATGGATCTGGTTGTGTTCTTGAACCTATTATGGGTGAAAGATTTAGAGAAGTTGAATTTGATAGTAGAACCCTCAATGTTGGTGGGGGAATAGATCTTACTGATGAGACTATTACCTTTTTAACACCGCATAATTTTTATGATGGTGAACCAATTATCTACAATCAAAATGGAAATAGTCCAGTACTGACAGGATCTTTTGGAGACTCTACAAATACTGTAACAGGGCAATTAGTATCTGGTAGTCAATACATTGCCAAATTTGTCAATACGAGAACCGTAAAACTTTTCAACACAATAAATGATTATAATTCAGGAATTAATACTGTTGGATTCTCAACATTAACTACTTTTGGTGGAATTCACAAGTTTAGAACTCTATCAAAAAGAACTTTAAGATTAATTAAGGTTTTAAATTCTGGTTCAGGATATACTCACAGAAAGTTAAGAGTTAATTCTTCTGGGATATCAACAGAATATAACTATATTTCATATGAAAATCATGGATTTTCTACCGGAGAAATTGTACAGTACTCAACAACAGGAACAGAAATAGTAGGTATTTCAACTCTTAATAACTATTCGGTTGATGTAATTGATTCTAATAGTTTTAGATTGATTGATGTTGGAGTTGATGCCACAATTACCGGCGATTTAGTTAGAAAGAAACCTGTTACTTTACAATCAACTGGATCTGGACAACATATTTTTGAATATCCGCCTATTGTAGTTACTGCAAATGTTTCATATGGATCATCTTTTACAGGAAGCTTCAATTTTACTCCAATAGTTACTGGTAATATTGATGGGGCATACTTGTATGAAAAGGGATCTGGATATGGATCAAATATCTTAAATCTACATAAAAAACCAACTATTACCATTAAGAATGGAAAAAATGCCGAATTAAAACCAATTATATCTAATGGTAGAATTGCAGAAGTACAAATATTGAGTAGTGGTTATGATTATTATTCAATTCCAGAAATTCGTGTACAGGGTGATGGGTCTGGCGCTATCATTAAACCAGTCATTTCAAATGGATCTATTACAGATGCAGTTGTATTAAATTCTGGGATTGGATATAACTCAACAAATACATCTATCCAGGTTGTTCCAAGAGGATCTGGTGCGATTTTTGATGTTAGAGTTAGGGATCTTACAGTTAATGATGCAGAGAGATATGCGGCGTATACGAGAACAAAGAATACAAAAATCTTTTCAAGTTTAGTTAAGAACAGTGAGGAAGATTCGTTAATATATGGAATTTATGGATATTCGGAAGATTTAGCATCTAAGTACTC